CCGGCGGCGGGCGGATCGCCGCCGAGGGTGGGCTCGTCGTCGGCGGCCTCGGGGATGCGGAGCTTTTCGTGCACCCAGGCAATGGGGATTCGGCGCATGCCGGCGTCGACGAGCTTGGGGATGGATTCGGCGTAGGCGGCGAGGTCTTCGGGTTCGCTGGTGTCGAAGATGAGGCGCGGGCATCTGGCGAGGCTGTCGATGCCGCCGCGGTTGAGGGCGAGGAGCGGGTACAGGAGGTCGCGGGTGATGGTGGCGGCGAGCTGGCGGGCGTCGGCCTTGAGGATGTCCTGGCGGACCTGGTCGTGCAGGTCGGCGTTGCCGCTGCCGATGCCGGTGGACTTGGCTTCGGCGCTCATCGTCTGGCCGAGGATGGCCTTGGACTGGCTGCGCTCGGCCCAGTCGACCATGGCGAGGTGCGGGGAGCCGGCGCCGCTGGCGGTGACGGCCTGGATCTCGAGTTCCATCTCGGCGGGCATGATGGCGCGGGCGTCGTGGCCGAGCGCGGTGACGGCGCGCAGGAGGCTGGCCTTTTCGGCGTCGGTGGCGCCGGCGCCGTATTTGCCGGTGATGAGCGGCAGGCCGAAGGTTTCGAGGAATTCGGCGAAGTCGCCGATGCTGAAGGCTTTGTAGAGGAAGGGCCAGACGAGGACGCGGTGCAGGCCCATGCGGCCGAGGTAGCCGGTCTTGGCCTGGCCGTAGGTGTGCGTGATCCAGCCGAATGGCTGCAGGGGGGCGCCGTCGGCGGAGGCGTCGCGCAGCCGCAGTTCGCGGCGGTTGCGGTCGAGGCGGAACCATTCCTGCGGGCGGGGGTGGAAGGCGGGGAGGAGGTCGCGGCCGTTCCTGGTCCATTCGAGTTCGATGGTGGCGAAGCCGTGGCCGACGGCATCCATGCAGGCGACGAGGAGGTCTTCGAAGGGGTCGGCGGCGTCGGTGAGGATCTCGGTGAGCCATTCGGCGCTGGCTTTTTCGGCGGCGGTCGGGCGGCGCGGGGGTTCGATGGTCCAGTCGAGGCAGAGGGGGGCGCGGGTGCGCTTGCCCATCTCGGCGTAGAGGTGGGCGTCGCGTTCTTCCATGTCGGAGAAGAGGCGGTGCTGTGCCCAGAGGTCGCCATCATCGGCGGCGCGCAGGGTGGTGGCGAGCCGGGCGGGGCTCAATCCGGCGAGCTGGCTGGTGAGGTACTGGTTGTCGAGGGTGGCGATGCGGGCGGTCTGCGGTTCGCGCAGGGCGCCGGTGTCGATGGGGTTGCCGTGTTGGTCGACGATGCGGGGCATCAGAGCATCCTCCGGGTGGGGTAGTCGGCGTCGTCGCCGTCTTCGCCGGGGCTGCGGCGGGGGACGGACTGGAAGCCGCTGGTGACGGCGGTGGGTTCGGCGCGGCTGGCGGCGTAGGCGAGGAGGTAGGCGACGCCGGCGTCGCCGTGGCGCTGGTTGCCGTCCTGGCCGCGGGTGCGGGTGTCGGGCAGGAGGGGGATGCCCTTGATGACCTGGAAGGCGCGCAGGTCGTCGAGGTGGTCGGCGTCGCGGATGAGTTCGACGGTGCCATCTTCGAGGGCGGCCTTGAAGGGGGCGGTGTGGTCGCGGTACCAGCCCTGGGTGAGCATGACGGCTTCGATGCGGGCGGCGCCCCATTTCTGGACGGCTTTTTCGGCGAGGTACTGGCCGTTGCCGCGGGCGTCGAGCTTGCCGGCGGTAAAGCGCGGGAGGCGTTCGCCGACGTAGAAGAGGACCTCGCGCTGCTGGTCGAATGGGCAGTTGGCGAGTTCGATGGCGATGGCGAAGCGGCGGCGCAGGGCTTGGGTGACCTGGTAGATGAGGAGGACGGAGAGGTCGCCGCTGCGGCCGAAGTCCATGCCGAAGCCGCTGCGGGCGGTAGGGTCGAGTTCGGCGAGGACGGGGCGCAGGTGCTCTTCGAGCCAGTCGCGCATGTCGGCGGTGCGGATGTGCTCGGGCCAGGTGGTGTAGTCGCGCGCGGGTGGTTTCCAGCGGAGCACGGGGGCGTCGGCCATGCGGGCTTCGATGAGGGCGCGCGGGAGCCAGGCGCCGCCGCTGTGGTTGGGGATGCAGTCGAGTTCTTCTTCGGCATCACTGCCGTACTGGTCGTAGATGCCGGCGATCCAGGCGGCCTTGGCTGCGGGGCTGGGGGTCTGGCCGGTGCGCAGGCAGACGCGCTCGTAGAGGCCTTGGTCGACGGCGTCCTGGAAGGTGACGCGGTGGAGGGCGTAGGGCTTCTTGCCGGCGCGGATGTCGAGGATGAGGGTGTTGAAGGGGTTTTCGGCGCCGTTGTGGGTGCTGATGATGTGGACCTGGCCGCCCCAGATGAGGAGTGCGAGGGCGGCCTTGAGGAGTTCTTTCTGGTCGCTGTGGAAGGCGTATTCGTCGAGGATGACGCGGCCTTGCTTGCCGCGGAGGTTGCGCGGGGCGGAGGACAGGGCTTCGATGCGCCAGCCGGACTGGAAGCGCAGGGTGTAGATGAAGATGGATTTTCGTTCGTCGCCGTCGTTCCAGACTTCTTCGTGCTCGGAGATCTGCCCGGCGGCGAGGCTGTAGGCGGCGGCGAAGGAGGCGCAGTCGGCGATGAACTCTTGCGCCATCTCTTTCATGTAGCCGATGTAGAAGGCGTTCATGCCGTTGGCGCTGGCGGCGAGGAGTGCGGTGTCGGCGGCTTCGCCCCAGGAGAGGCCGATGCGGCGGCTCTTTTCGATGACTTTGACCGGGGCTTTGTCCCTGGCCCAGGCCTGCTGGTAGGGCAGCAGGGCCATGGGGGTGCGGGCTTCGCGCGGTTCGGCCTGGCCGGCCGGGGCGTTAAGTTGGGGCGGCATGGGGGGCTATTTGACGCCGAGGATCTTGCTTCTGATCTGGTCGGCGGATTCGTCGGAGAGGCCGGCGGCCTTGGCGGTTTCGACGGCGCCGGCGGCGCGGGCCTGGGCGCGGAGTTCTTCGAGGGCGGCGGCCAGGGGTAGCTTGCGGGCGATGGCCCAGGCTTCGAGGATCTCGGCGAGGACGATGCCGCGGGCGGGGGCGACTTCGGCGGTGAAGGCGATGAGGGCCTTGATGGATTCGAGGGTGATGGCTTCGGCGCTGACGTCGGGCATGAAGCTCTTGGCGGCGGCGCGCAGCTTGGCGATGGTGTCGCCGAGGGTGGCCATGGCTTTGACGCCTTCGAAGGGGTCTTCGGCGTCGGCGGTTTTTTCCAGGAGTGATTCGCAGCGCATGAGGCCGGCGGCGATGATGCGGCCGAGGGCTTGCTCGATGCCGCCGCCGGCGACGATGAGGCTGGCGGCGCGGAATTTGTCCCAGTCGTCGCCGGCGTCGCGGGCGGCGCGGTACCAGTTGCGGGCGGTGCCGGGCGGGATGCCGACCTGGTCGGCGGTTCGAGCGGCAGGCCGCCGATGTAGGCGGCGCGCAGGCGGGTGCGGATCTCGGGGCTGTGGGCCATGTCAGGGGAGTTTCCGCGTGCCCTGGGCGGTCTCGCGGCCTTCCTGGGTGAGGGCGACGGTGTCGTTGACCTTCTGGATGAGGCCGAGGTCGTGGAGGTTGTTGAAGTCCTGGCGGACGCGGTCGAGGGTGACGACGACGCCGTGGACTTGCTCGAGTTCGTCGCGCAGTTGCCGGGCCTGGCCGGCGCCGCCGTTGAGGAGGAGCGAGACGAGGAGGCTGTTGGCGCGCTTGCGGTCGGGTTCGGTCATGGCGGTGTGCCTGGTGGCGGGTTACTGGATGTGCTTGTTGACGAGGGTGCGCAGGAGGTCGGTCTGGGTGTTGTTTTCGCCGATGAGGACGTTCACGTCCCTGGCCAGGCCGTCGATGCGGGTGTAGATGGCGGCGAGATCCTTGTGCGTGGGGGCGGTTTCGAGCGTGGTTTCGATGTGCTGCAGGCGGTTGTCGTGCTCTTCGTACTTGTCGATCAAGTGTCCCTCCACGGTGGTGACCCGCTGGTCGGTGGCGATGTTCTTGCGGACGAGCCAGATGGCGAATCCGAGGCCCCAGGTGAGCAGGAAGTTGGCGATGGTGATGTACGGCAGGAGGGCCTGAACAGTGTCCATGGGGTGTCTGGTCCTTTCATCTTGTTGTCGGGTGGGCGGCACGGTGGAGGCCGCGCTCGAGTTCGCGCGCGCAGTCGATGCAGGTGTCGCAGCCCTGGTCTGCGAGGGCCAGGCGGCGGGCGGCGGCGAGGTCGGCGAAGTCGGGCATGCTGGGGCTCAGGCGGTGCGGACCGGGAGGGTGGCGGCGAGGACGAGGATGCGGCCGGATGGCGCGAGGGTGGCCTGGCAGCGGACGAGGTAGTTGGCGCCAGCCTGGCCGCCGGTGACGGCCTGTTTGATGAGGCCGCCGGCGATGATCGGCGACCCGGACAGGGTGAGGTCGATCGGTGCGTCGTCGGCGCCGGAGAGGAGCGCAGTGGAGGTCTGCGCGCCGGTGATGGTCTCGGTGGCGTCGAGCGCTGCGGTGTAGTCCCAGGTGAGCACGATGACTTCGGCCGGGTCTTTGGGGTCGAGGGTCTTGCGGCTCATTTCTGGGCGTCAGCAGGCCAGAGGAGCGTCCAGCGGCCGCCGGGTGCGCTCGTGGTGGTCCGGCGGCCTGGTGCCTTGAGGATGTACCGGATGTCGGTCTTGAGGTCGCGCGCGATGCCGCGCCAGGTGATGGGCGCGCGCCATGGGAGGTGTGGCCGCCAGGTGGTGGGCATGATCAGGGGGCGCTGGCAGGGGCTGCCGAGGCTGCCGCGGCATCCTGCAGTGCGGCCGATTCCATTGCGAGCGACCAGAGGATGGCGTACAGCTCGCCGTGGGTGATGGTCTGGCCAGTGAGCGCGCCGGTCTGTGGGTCGCGCAGGGCGAGGACCGCCGCCGGGTCGTTGAATTCGCGCAGGGTCGAGCCGGCCGGGGTGGCGATGGTGGTGCCGTCACCGAGCGCGACGCGGTCTTCCCAGTCGTAGCGGATCCACGGGGTCCTGCCGAAGGCGTTGTCGAACTCTCCGTGGCAGCTTCTCCGCCACTTTTGGCCGGTAACGTTCGATTGTCGGTAGTCTGGTTCAGGCATTGTGGATTGCCCCTTTTCAGTTGATCACGATGAAGTTGACGCGGGTTTCGGCGGTCGCCGCGGCATTGGCGGTGAGCGTGAAACTGCCGGCCGCGGCGACGGCCACAACGGATTTCATCGTCGAGTCGGCCGTGGCGACGGTGGCGACGATGATCGATGTCGTTGCCACGCGGTTGTTGGTGACGACGAGAGAGGTCGCTCCGGCCGCGAAGTTGACGCTCCCGACGGTCTTGTTGATCGTCTGCGCGCCCGTGGTGCCGCCAGCGGTAACGGTCTTGTCAAGGATGATGTCGCCGAAGATCTGGCATTTGGTGACCGCTGACGAGCCGAGGACGCAGCTGTTGCTGCCGATGCCGACAGCTGCGTATCCAAAAACGTTTTCGTTGGTGACGGCGTCCGCGGAGGCTTTTGTCGATGCACCGACATACACGCTGTTTGCCGATAGCGTGTATGTCGTCGACCCGTCAGAGAGATAGCGCGCGGCGAAATATCCTACGGCGACAACCGACGCTGGGGCTTTCAGACCGTATCCAGCAAAGGCGCCTACAAAAGTGCTGTATATCGGATTAGCTGAAAGGTAGCCTGCTGCGTACCCAGCAAACAGTGATGATACGCCGCCAATAACAGTGCGCCCTGCATCACTCCCTATTACCGTCATGCCAGCCGCGTCGACTGCGCTCCTGAGAGATGTGTTACCAATTGCCACGTTGTACGGCGATACTCCCGACACCCTGAATTCAGTGCCAGTAGTGTCTGCGCTGTCTGACAACTTTAGATGCGCAGCGAAGCTACCGACCGTGACGGCGTAAATTTCAACGGAATCTATCGATCCGGCAAAATCGCTACTCGGATCAAATACCAGTCCTGCGCTGCTGCCAGCGGATGCCACCAATCCGCGCTTGTAGGTCGCAGAGGAGGTGAAGGTGGTTGTGATACCGCTGTTGTAGACCACATCGCCGCCGAGTGTGACTGTGACACTGCCTGCAGTCCTCGTCAGCGTGAACCGCACTACGTACAGCGTCCCGCTCGTCGTCGCGAATGCCTGCGACAATGTGCTGGCACTGCCTGCCGTGTGCAAAGCCGTTCCGGCAGACCATGACCAACTGCTGCCAGAGTCTGTCCATCCAGACAATGAGCTGGTGAATCCGCCATTGGTCACAAGGGAGGAGCTGAGGGTAGCGATTCCGGACCCGCCTTTGATCGACACCGTTCCCCCAGTCGGCGCAATCGTCAGCGTCCCGGTGCTGGAAACAGTCTCCGACGAATAGTTGGACGCGTCGTAGCCCAGCCGCAGTTGCTCAGTCGTCGCGACCGCGTGCATCTTCGCCGACGGCGTCAGCGTGCCGATGCCGAGGCAATTCGCTGCTTCGTCGTAGGCCGAGGTGCCCAGGAGCAGCTTGCCGCGCGTCGCGTGTGCCGTGGTCTGCAGGGTGAGGTTTTCTCCGGAGGCCGTGCCGCCGATCAGCGTCTGCCCGCCGGAGACCCCGGCCAGGCGCGCGAAGACGCCGTTCAGGGCCGCCTTGAGGCTGGCCCACGAGAATCGCCGGAGGATGCCGCCCGCAGCCGAGTCGCTCAGGGCAAGGCTGTCGGCGTCAACCGGCGTGGCCTTGTCGGCAGCGGCGGCGATCAGCGTGCCGGCGGCCGCTTGCGTGGCCGGCAGGGCGGCGTTGGCGGTGGCTTCGGTGGCCTCGACGACGTCGCACAGCTCGTCCCAGAGGAGGTCGAGCTCTGTGCCTGCGCCATCCTGGTAGTCGGTCGGGCCGGGCCTCGGTAGGGGGGTTGGCATGGCGTTACATCTGTCCTGTCCTGGTGGTCGTCGTGATCGCTGTGCTATCGCCTGCAGTGCAGCCAGGCTGACCGTGTGAGAGTGCGATCAGTCTACGCGGTCGGGCTGGCCCTGGCAGCTAAAGCGCTTTAGCTTCCGGCCAGCGCGGACGTGGTCAGAACAGGGCGCCCTGGGATTTCTTGACGGCGGCGGCGCGGACGGCCTTGATGATCTGGTAGATGCGCATCTCGGTGAGGCCGTGCTTGCGGGCCAGGGCGGCGTGGTTGCGGCCGTTGTGCGGCCGTTGAATTCGGCCCAGATTTGCCGGTCTCGCTGGGATAGTTCCCAGCCGGTGCCCTTGGGGATGTACTGGCTGCTGCCGGACCAGTGGACGCGGATGTGCTCGGCGACGTGGGCGCCGATCTCGGCGGCGCGCTCGGGCGCTACGCCGAGTTCGGCAATCTTGACGGCGACCTGGTCGGCGAGGTCGGCGAGGATTTCCGGGTAGGCGGATTTTTCGGCTTTTTCGTCGGTCATGCGGCGGCGTCCGGTGTGATGTAGGCGCTCTGGTAGAGGCCTTTCTCGGAGTGCCGGCGGCGCCTGGTGAGGCCGCCGGGGTGGGTGTTGAAGGCGCGATCGTCGAAGCGTGACCATTCTTCGTAGGCTGCTCGATGGTCGCCGGCGTTGATGTGGGTGCGCAGCCGGGAGCGTTCGTAGGCGAGGAGGCCGACGTCGTAGAGGAGGCTGCAGATGGCGTCCCAGGCGCGCTGCGGGAGGGGGATGGGGGTGGTGGCGCCGAGGTAGATGCCGATGAGGTGGCAGTCTTGGGCGAGGAGGAGTTCGGCCTGGGTGCGCGTGACGATCTGGGCATCGGACGGGCGCAGCCGGTGCCCGTAGCCGATGGCCGGATAGCCCCGCCAGTGGTGGTATGGCCGCGGGGACCAGGGGTCGTAGTGGCGGATGAGGTCGAGGCCGTGGCGACCGATGGTGGGGCGAGCGCCCGCGCCGGCGGGTGGCTGGTGCGGGGGGTGCGGCGCGGGCGTGGGCACGGTCAGGGGGCCTTTCCGGGAGCGGCGGCGAGGGTGCGGCTGACGAGGCCGGAGAGGGTGCGCAGGGGCCAGAGCGCGGGCCTCAGGAGGGTGTGGACGAGGCGCTCGATGGCGACGGCACGGAGCTGGCCGGGGTCGGCATGGGCGAGGAGCGGCCGCGGGGTGTCGCGGTATGCCCTGTCGCACCGGGACGGCGGTGCGACAGGGCACAGCTCCGGGGCGGGATCGTGCAGGGCGCGGCGGATGAGGGCTGCTGGGGTGCGGGCGGCCATGATCAGAGGCTCCGGATGTCGACGCGGTCGCGGAAGGGCTTGGCGAGGATGAGTCGGGCGCGGCGGTGTCCGCCGACGAGGCGGGTCTGTTCGGGGTCGCGCAGGTTGAGCTGCATGACGCGCGTCTTGCCGGTGCGGGCCTTGAAGGTGCCGAAGCCGGGGACCTTGACGGCGTGGTCTGAGGCACGCAGGGATTCGGCGACGATTTCGGCTGCGGCTTCGAGGACTTCCCTGGCGGTGGCCTTGTGGATGCGGGTGACGTTCTGGATGGCTTGCAGGAGTTCGCTGGCGTTCATGTCGGGTCTCCGATGTGGTTGGTGGGGGTGGTCAGAGGAGGTCGTCGGTGGAGTCGACGGTTGCGGTGGGGATGGTGTCGAGGTCCTGCCGAGCCTGTTCTGCGATGGCCTGCAGCTCGCGGACCCAGAGGCGCGCGACGCTGAAGTCGAGCGGGCGGGCGCGGCCGGATGGGTCGATGGCGCGGAAGGTCGGCGGCTTGGCGCCGTTGTGGGCGATGGCGAGTGCGGCGAGGGAGGTGAGGACGATGGGTAGGCCGTTTTCGTGCACGGTGATGAGGTTGGCCCAGCTTCCGGCGGTGTTGATCTGGATGCGGAGGAGCCGGGCGGTGGCCTGGGGGTCGGTGGTGGTGGTGGTCATGCTTGGTCGGGTCCGGTGGTGGATTTGGTGGCGACTGGCTGGAGCGGGATGAGCTGGCCGGGCTGGATCATGCGCAGGTCGGCCTGTGCTGGGCGGAGGACCTGGTACTTGTCTTCATCTTTGCTGGGGGGCCATGCGCGATCGACTTCGACGGCGCCGGACATGGCGCGCATGACTGCGAGTCCGTCGGCCATCGGCATGGCGTAGCGGATTCCCAGGGCGATGGTGACGACGCACATGGCGGGCTGCGGCTTGCCGGCCGGCTGTCGTTTGCTGTCCAGCAGGGGTTTGCCGGCGGCGACGCGGGTGGCGGGGGCAGTCATGCGGCCTCCGG